GGGTTCACAAACGCATCAGTCATACCAGCATTCTCAAATCCAATAATACGAGTTGTATCATCAATCTTGCTGACCTTAGTATTCCGGTAGCGAGCTACGTTGTCTCGTCCAGAGAGTGCCGCGATTGCGTCCTTAACTGCATTCTCCTGCCCTTCGTTGGCTGGAGTGATTGCTGTGATATTAAGCAACTTCTCTGCCGTAATGAGCTTGAACGATGGGCTACCTGCGCCATTGATTAAGTTGGAACGGATACTTGTGATGTTCTTCCATTGCGCTGCTTCTTTCGGAGTGCCAAGTTCTTCAAGAACTTCATAGAACTTCTTCACATACTCGTATCCATCATCGCTGGATTTAGCGTTTACAAAGCGTTTGTAGAGTTGCTTGAAGTAAAGCGTCTGGCACTCGTTGAATCGGCGAATCTGAGTTCCAGAGAGTTTGGCGGATTCAGCGGCATCCAGTTCTGCTTCGCCCTTGGTGCGCTGCTTGCCTCCAGAGGTAGGCGCGTTGATACGATACTGACCCATGCCGCGATACATATCTCCCATGAAGAATTGCATGAAGCTCATGCTCTCTGCCACAGGAAGCTGGAAGCGGTTTTGAATGAACTTTGCTCCATCTGGCATCACGCTGATTGGCAACCATTCCATCTGCTTCAACATCTTAGTTGCGTCTGGCCCTTGACCTTCGATCATCAACATGGAGTTGAGGCGCACGGCATCAACCAACGAGTTCATCGTGAAATCATACTGACGGCAGGCGACAAATGCGGATTCTGCTTGGCTCTTGATGTCTTGGAATAGTCCGCTGCCAACAGAGTCAGTCAGCATATACAGAATCTCATCCCAAGAGTTGAAGAGTCCTACCTTTAGCATCATAAACCCGTGTTGGGTTCTGATGTCATCTTCGCTGATCTTACCTCCCCCTTTGATGTTGGAGTTGATGTAGTCGGAGATGGGTTGGTAGTCTTGAAGGATAATTGCCTTGCTGATCTTGCCGTCAAACTCCCTCCAGTATACTTCGTAGAGGTCGATCTTTTGGTTTACAGAAAGTGACCAGTTGAATCCTGCCTCGCTGATCGTGCGGAAGAAGTCTTCACGGGTCTTGCGGTGGTTGCTGAATGCGCGATGGAATCGGATAGCATCAATAGCTGCGTCCACATTCCATCCCATCGCTTCTGCCGCCGCACGATTCTCGATCTTCTTGTAGAGTTCGTATGGTGTCAAACGGACACGGCGAACAAATTCCTCAAGGTTGCAGAAGTCGATCCTAATGTCGTCTGGAAAGAGAAGGTCGGATAGGAAGACGTGTTCTGGCATCCATCCCATTGGTGAATCCCACATTCCGATTCCCTTTCCATACAACAACATTTCCTCAAGGTCTTGTTCTGTATTGTAGAGGTATCCGGGCCATTCGCGGATTGCTTGGTCAAATGCTGTGGAAATGTTTTCGGAATTAACGAGCCGTTCTTTTTCGTTTCCATACTTGGTCTTGATCGTGCAGCAAGCCTGCCGTTCGGTAATGACATCGTAGTAACTGGACTTCTGATTATCAACTATGAACCCAAGCTGTCCGTAGTTCACATCGGACTGCCAAGGAAGACGCTTCTCGGCAAGTTTGCTGTAACCTGTCGGCGGGAACATTTTGTAAGCCTTATAAATTCGTAAACGCTTATTCTCGCGTCCGATGTTTGCAAGGCGAAGATGATTTGCTATGTTCCAGCAATGATTCGCGTTGGAGATTCGTGTTTCGGGTGGCTTGCCATCTTGATCTAAGGTAGCAAGTGAGAAGTTGTCGTTACCGATTGAGAGCATAGGATTTTACCTTTATCGTTTACGATAATGAATTCAAGGCATTTCTTCGTTTGTTACACGAAATACATCCGCGAGCTTTATGCTCAAGTTTAGTTCCTAAAACTTTGTCAGTAGTCTTGGCTACTGTGTGAATAACCTGTGCAATCTTATCTCCAAGTCCATCGCTATACCAGCAACGATCACTTGGTTGGCGTTGGCAGATTTGATCTTCAACCATCTGCTCAATGTTAGCAGGAAGCTCAACTCCGTTTGAGCGATAGTCTTTCTGGATGTTCTGCATCAACCCGCTCCATGTGCTTCCGTAAACAATCGCGGGAAAGGTGAGTTTATCGCGCTTGATCTCATAACGCCAATACCAACCACCAACTGGTGCGAGGTTTTTGTTTTTCAGTTTCATCTTGCCTTTGGTCGGAAAATATATTTTCTTATTGATATGTCAAGAGTTTTTTCTTCAAACAAAGGTATTCGTCGTTACGGAATTCAATTCCCAGAAAACATGGATGATCTTGGTATTGAGTTATACTGCTACGCTATAAGCCGAGGAGAGTATGGAAAAGACTATTGCAACAAACAAAATATAAATCTGTCAGATTTTAAATTACTCTCACCGCACGAACACTTCATCAATGCCGTCAAATTACAATGGCCGACTGAAGTTTCTATTGTCAATCGTGGTTACACCAATACCCAGTTGTTAAGGACACTTGAAGAACTTTGTAATAATCAAGACATTTGTTTGGCTGGAGCCGCTTCGATGGGAAAGTCGTTTCCTGTTGGTCTTTGGGTTTATCTTGATTGGTGTGCTGCCCCACATTGCACTTCGTCTTGGGTTGCTACTACAACTCTCGGTGCTTCCGAAGATCGTATCTGGGGTATCATTTCTAAGCTCTGGAAGTGCGCTCGCGTTCAGTTTGGCAAGCTCATTGACTATCGACATATGATTGTTTGGGGTGGCGCGTCTAACGATGAAGATAAAGACTACCGAAATGCTATCAAAGCCCTCGCGTTCCAGTCTGGTAACGAAGGCCAGAAGGCTATTGATACTACCCGTGGTCGTAAGAATGATCGAGTTCGTCTTGCTTTGGATGAGTTGCCAGAAATGGAATTGGGAGCGATTACTGCCAAGGTCAACTTGTCAGCTAACAATGATGTGACTTTTATCGGTATTGGAAACCCGTCCGCTGGCGACAATCCTCACACTCGTTGGGCGATGCCTAAGGGTGCTTCTAACTTTGATACAGTAAATCCAGACATGGATAAGTGGGAGACTGAGACTGGCGTTTGCTTGTTCTACAATGGTATGCGCTCTCCAAACTTCGCCGCGCCTGCCAATGAACCATCTCCTTTCCCATTCCTAATGGATCGGAAGAAGCAGGAGATCATGCTCAAACAGTGTTACGGAGACGAGAATGCTATCGACTATGTTCGTAACGCTATTGGTTGGTGGCCGAAGTCTGGATTTGCTCAAACGATTCTCACCGCTGATTTGATCCGTAATGCTGATACCAACGAAGAGCCACTTTGGGATTCAGAAGGATTTACCAAGGTTGCTGGATTCGATACCGCATTCACAGTTGGTGGTGACAGATGCGTTCTGACTATCGCTAAGTTGGGATATGTGCGCGGAACTCGCAATCGTGTTATGTGGTTGGAAGATCAGAAGATTATCCAGTTATCCGCTAACGCCGCCGCTGAGTTTGAAATCCAACTTGCTACTGAAGTTGTTAATTATTGTAGGTCGGCTGGCGTTCAGCCATCTAAGTTTGGTATGGACGTGTCCGGTGATGGTGGACGGGTCGGGCAGGCTATCATTCGTGAATGGCTACGCTTTGACGCTGGAGGCGCGGCAATCGCTCTTATATCATCTATGGGTAAACCTACTGACCGAATCGCGGCAGAGGTTGATAAACGCCCGTGTAAGGATGTTTATGATAGGTTGGTATCTGAATACTATTATAGTCTTTATCACGCATTCAAAAGTCGCGTTATTTTTGGTGTTGATCCAACTTCTGATTTGGCAAGGGAGCTTTGCCTTCGCCGCTACACAATAAAGTCAAAAAAGATTGCTATTGAGACTAAAGATGAACTTAAAGGTAGAACAGGTTATTCTCCAGATTGCTTTGTAGAGGGAACTTTAATTCTAACACCAAACGGACAAGTAAAGATTGAGAATTTGCATCCCGGAGATGAAGTGATTACTCCATTTGGTATTACAAAAATAGCTTTTATTCACGATGAGATTCATAATGAAATATGCAAAGTAGAGTTTAGCGACGGACGTATTCTTGAAGGCAAGGGAAAGCATAAAGTATTCACTTGGGAGGATGGATGGGTTAGGCTTGACAAACTCTCCAGCGCATATACAATAGAGTCTCAAGAAAGACTAATTATATGGAACATCCTAAATTCATTATTCACAACGGACGCAAATACGGCCTTCAAACAACTGGTCGATATTATCAAGACTGGAAGAAGGCTACGTGCGAGAGACTTCTACATAGAGTCATTTGGATTGAGCACAATGGGGCTATTCCTAAAGGTTTTGAAATCCATCACATCAATGGTGATTGGACAGATAATCGAATCGAAAACATGGAGCTTATTAGCAAGTCAGAACATATGCGATTGCATATGCAAGAAAGACTCAAAAACGAACATTATTACAAAAAAAACTTGGAAAATCTTAAACTTGCTCAAGAAGCCGCTAAAGAATGGCACGCTTCAGAAAAAGGAAAAAGGTGGCACAGTCAACACGCCTACAATAGTATTCTCAAGCGAGAAAAACACGAAGGAACTTGCAAGCATTGCGGGAAGTCAATCATTACTCAAAACAAAGATAAATCAAAATATTGCAGTGGAGCCTGTTTCCAATCCGCAAATCGTGAAAAATATAAAACAAATACTCTTACTTGCGTTGTATGTTCTAAAGAGTTTAAATCTGAACCGTGGAATCAGCGCAAATGTTGCTCCAAGCGTTGTGCAATCATCAAAAGAAATAAGGGGCGCACGGGTATTAAACTTGGTCCTCGAAAACCAAAATGTGTATTATGCTAATGGAATCCTTGTAGATAACTGTTCTGATAGCCTAATCTACTGCCTCGAAATGGCGCGGCGCAATGGACTCGTTTTTATCGGAAACGATAAACCTGTTC